TGACGAGAAAGATTTTTCATGAGGGGCTTGCCATGCTGGAAAAAACCTCACACAATCTCACCGAATCTCACTTGCAGTAATCCACATTCCATGCTATACTTATACTGACGAAAAAAAACAAAACGTCGTGAGGATTTCCTTGCGGCGTTTTTTTTGTATGCCGTTGAAAGGAGCGTGACCGCGTGGGACGACCAAGAAAATTCAAAACGCCGGACGAATTGCACAGTGCATGGGAAACTTACAAAGCGTACTGCGACAGCAAGCCTGTGCTGACTCATGCGTTCAACTCCAAAACCGGCGAGTTTGTTTCGACGGAGCTAAAGCACAGCGTGACTTACACCATTGAGGGGTTCTGCGTATACGTCGGCATCTCCCGACAGGCATTTCATGAGTATTATGCGGAGAGCAAACGGTTTGTTGACATCGTTACGCGTATGCGTGAAGAATGCGAAACGGACGCACGGGAAAAATTTGAAGTGGGGGCGATTCCGACACAGCTTGCAGGGCTGTGGATGTCGAAATATGGGTACACCACCAAGCAGGAAGCCGGTGTGGAAGTCAAGCCCTCCGAAAAACTCTCCGATATTCTCTCCCAGCTGGGCGGTGATGACCTTGACAGCACATAAATTTCCTCTGTCCCGGAAGTACAGGGACTTTATCCGTTCTGTCCAAGGCGTGACCGCAGAGTTTCTGGAGGGGACGACCGCCTCCGGAAAGACCACCGTCGGTGCCGGCGTGAAGTTCATGTACATGGTTTCCGCCAGTCCGAAACGGCTGCACATTATCGCTGCCAAAACTACCGGCATCGCCGAGAAGAACATCATTCAGCAGGAAAACGGGATCCTCGACCTGCACCGGAACGCCATCTACTGCGGCAACGGCGACCGGAACAACAAGCTGCCACACATCAAGTTTGAGGGCAAGCTGATCTATGTGCTGGGCTATGACAACAAGGACAAGTGGGAAAACGTCCTCGGTTCGCAGTTCGGCTGCGTGTACATTGACGAGATCAACACTGCCGACATCGACTTTGTGCGGGAGATCTCTACCCGAAACGATTACCTGCTGGCAACGCTGAACCCTGACGATCCGTCTTTGCCGGTGTATCGGGAGTTCGTGAACCGTTCCCGTCCCTGTGCCAAGTATGCCGCCGATGTGCCGGAAGAGATTCTTCGGGAACTGACGGAAGAACCGGTCACCGGCTGGCGGTACTGGTTCTTTTCGTTTCGGGACAACCTCAGTCTGACAGAGGCAGACATTCAGCGGAAAATGGACGCTGCTCCCAAGGGTACCAAGCTGTACAAGAACAAGATCCTGGGGCTGCGTGGACGTGCCACGGGGCTTGTCTTTGACTTGCAGCAGCGGCATATTATCACGGCATCACAGGCGGCAGGGCATCGCTTTCTGTACTACTCCATCGGCTGTGATACGTCCTATTCCCGAAAGTCCCACGACCGGCTGACATTTGAGGCGGTGGGCATTACCGCAGACCGGAAGTGTATCCTGCTCATGGAGGAAACCCACAACAATCGGGACAAGTCAAACCCCGTTGCACCGTCTGACGTGATACCGCTGCTGAACCGGTTCGCCGAACAGGTGAAGTGCCGGTACGGCTTTGCAAGAACGATCTACATCGATTCCGCAGATGCCGGCACCATACAAGAGGCACAGAAGTTCAAACGCAAGACCGCCTGCATCTATGACTTTGCAGGGGCGTGGAAAAAGACGAAGATCATCACTCGGATCCAGTTGCAGCAGAGCTGGCTGAAAACGGGGGACTTTCTGGTGGTGGACACCTGCAGGGACTACATCGCAGAGATGAACACCTACAGCTATGACGAAAAGGGGCAGCCGGAGGACGGACACGACCACAGCATCAACGGGTGTCAGTATGCGTGGCTGCCGTACAAGCAGTACATTGGAAACTATAAGGCAATACAGGAGGTGATTTCAGATGCTTGACCGATTCCGGTCGTTTCTGGCAGGCAAACTGTCAGGGCTGTTAAAACTATATCCGGCGGCAAGACGGGAGATCGCCATAGAAGAATCCCTCAGCTTTGAAACCAACATTGCCGTCAACCGGCTCTGGTATCGGGGCGACAGCTGGGAACTGGCACAGGCGTACCGGCAGATCGGCGGTGCGTCCCATTCTTTCTGGGGCAGCGTTCCCACCTACGGCATGGAAATCCGGAAGATACATACCGGCTTGCCCCAGACCATGGTGAATATGCTTTCCGGTCTGATCGCCGCCGACTTGCAGGAGGTGCAGTTCCCGTCCGAATCGCAAAAGCTGCTCTGGCAGCAGATCGCACAGGAAAACGACTTCTGCGAACTGGTAAAGCGGTCGATCACGGAAACGCTGGTCACTGGTGACGGGGCGTTTAAGATCAGCCTGCACCCCCAGGTGAGCCGCTTTCCCATTCTGGAATTTTACGGGGCAGATCGTGTGGAACTCCGGCGGCAGTCCGGCAGAGTACACGAGATCATCTTCCGCACGCCATACGCCGACGACAGCGGCAGGAACTACACGCTGCACGAACACTACGGCAGGGGCTATGTGACGTATGCACTCTTTGACGCATACGGCAATCCCCGTGATCTCCACGCCATTTCCCAGACAGCCGGCTTGCAGCCTGTCCGGTGGGACGGAGATTTTATGCTGGCAGAGTATCTCAGTTTCTACCATTCCAACCGGCACGAAGGCAGAGGGCAGAGCATCTTCGATGCCAAACGGGACAACTTCGACGCACTGGACGAGGCGTGGAGCCAGTGGGTGGACGCACTCCGCAGCGGCCGTTCCCGTACATACATTCCGGAGTGCCTGATTCCACGGGACGAAAACGGCGTGCTGCAAAAGTCCAACGCCTTTGACAACCGCTTTCTCATGACCGGAAACGACATTGCCGAATCCGCACAGAACAAGATCACCGTGGAACAGGCGGAAATTCCCCACGACAGCTATCTTGCCACCTACATCACCGCACTGGACCTTTGTCTGCAAGGTATCGTCAGTCCGTCTACGCTGGGCATTGACGTGAAGAAACTGGACAACGCCGAAGCACAGCGGGAGAAAGAGAAAACCACGTTGTACACACGGCAGGACATTGTGAACGCCTTGCAGCGAGTGCTGCCGAAACTGATTACAGACATATTCTATGCGTATCAGACGGCGAACGGACAGCCTGCCGAGGAAGTTCGTGCGGCGGTCACTTTCGGCGAGTATGCCAACCCGTCCTTTGAATCGCAGGTGGAAACCGTGGCGAAAGCCAAGCAGGGCGGCATCATGAGCATTGAGGCAGGTCTGGACGAACTGTACGGCAGCACCAAGTCCGACACATGGAAAGCGGCAGAGGCGGAGCGTATCCGGACAGAGCAAGGCATTGTGGATATGGAAGAACCTGCGGTGTCCTCTGACGACTGGGCAGGCGTCGCATGAACTATGACATTGCAGAGGCACTCCGGAAAATGGAAGAAGAACTGATCCAGTCCATGAAACGGAACTTGCAGCGGCATCTGAAAGAGGAAGATGCCGAGGGCTTTGACTGGGCACAGTGGCAGGCAGAAAAGCTGAACAGCATTGCCCGATACCGTGCCCAGAACCGGCACATCATCGGCAGTTATATCAGCACCATTCCCCAGCAGATCGAGGACATGATCCGCCAGTCCTACGAAACCGGAAAGCAGCAGGAGGAAATTCGCATTCTGAAAGCGATCCGGCAGGGCTACCTTGCCGCAGCCGGAACTGCCGGAGAGATCGGCACCGGCTTTTTCACCGTCAACGAACGTAAGCTGAACGCTCTCGTGAAAGCCACACAGGGCGAGATGCACAAGGCGGTCAGCAGCATTCTCCGGTATCAGGACGACATCTACCGGCAGACCATTTTCCGGTCGGCGGCACAGTTCAACATGGGCGGCAAGTCGCTGGGGCAGGCGGTCGATGCGGCAGTACAGGACTTTCTGGCACAGGGTATCCGGAATATCCGGTACAAGGACGGGCGGTATGTGAACATCGCCAGCTATGCGGAAATGGCACTGCGGACGGCAAATCTGCGGGCGAATATCCAAGGAGAGGCTGCCAAGCGTGATGAGTGGGGCATCTGCACCGTGAAACTGTCTGCACACGGTTCTGCCTGTCCCAAGTGCATTCCGTGGCAGGGCAAGGTGTACTACGATGATGTGTACGGCTCCGTGCCGGTACCCAAAGACGGGAAGTATCCGCTGCTCAGCACTGCCATTGCCGGCGGCGCACTGCACCCCAACTGCAAGAACGGCGTGCATACATGGTTCGAGGGCATCAACCAGCCGCCCAGGGAAATGACACAGGAGGAGATCGACGAGGCAAACCGGCGGTACGATCTGGAACAGCAGCAGCGGTACTGCGAACGGAATGTGCGGAAGTACAAGCGGCTGAAACTGGGTGCAATCGATCCGGAGAACGCCGCCAAGTATGCTGCACAGGAACAGGCATGGCGAAAGCGGCTGAACAGCCTGGTTAAGGAAAACAAAGACGTGCTGCGGATGGATTACCGCCAGCTGAAAGTGTACGATGCACCTGCACCGCCGGCAGGAAAGCCCGCCGCTGTGCCGCCAGCACCGAAACCGAAAGCGGCTAAGGCAAAGGCACACACGGAGAGTGTTTCTTCGGGGCACGCTGTGGAAGTCACACCGCCTGCAACAAAGGACAACGGCGGTACGGGAAAGACGTATTCGCCGGAGAAAATCACTCCGGATTATATGTCACGATTTACACCGAAGTATTCAGACCAAGCAACACTGACTTCCGGAAATATCCATATGAACGTCAAAAAGGTTGCAAATAGTCGGTATCAGATGTATGCAGATGCCGATGCAGACCGTAAGAACAAAGCGGTGCGACTTACAGAAAAAACGCTGTCGGCTATTCAGCCAGAGCTGCCGGAAGGCTTCCAGATTCCAAAGGTTGCAGTAGTTGATTTTCAGAAGCACCGTTTGAATCCAAACGCAATTGCCGGGTATGACAAAACCACCGACACTATGTACATGAACAGCATCTATGATTCTTCTGAGAAGATTCTGGAATATGTAAACCTTATACCGGGACAGTTTGCAAATAATACGGAATATGCACCGATTTTGCACGAACTCGGACATAAATTTTACGAGGATTGCATCGAAAGGCTTGCAATTTCTGAAAATATCGGTTATAATGAAAGTAGGAAAAAGATTGACCGCCGAATTTTCGATTATATCAAAAAGCAAGATAATCCGGATTATCTTCTGTGTTTCGTAAGCGGATACGCGTCAGACGGTGAATCATCTGGAAAGTTTACTGAAATTATAGCAGAGTGTTTTTCTGTAAGAAAGAAAAATGCTGCTGCTGACGCGATTTTAGCACTATTGGAGTGATGTTTTATGATGTTGCAGCCGACAAGGGAACAAGTTGAATTGAGAAATAAATTGCTTTCTTCCACAAACGAAAAAGAAAAAGAAACGATTCGAGAAAGACTGAAAGAAATCGCAATCCAACGTGATGAAGCATTAAAAGATTGCCCATTTGCACATTGACTGAAAAACCTCTCAAAATATGCGTTGTTTTGAGAAGTAAAACTGAATACCACAAAAAGCATCTCAAACGAGGTGCTTTTTTCATGCCCGAAAGGAGAAAGAACATGGGAACATACAGAGAAACGAAACTGAAAGACACAGTATCACTGATGTGCAGTGACGATTACAAAGAGCGATTCAAAGCGGAGTATATGCAAGTGTGCATCCGGTACGAGAAGCTGAAAGCAATGCTGGACAAATGGGACGAAGGCAAACTGAACTTCCAGCCGACCTGTCCGAGAGGAATTTATAATTTCCAGATCAGAGCGATGGCTGACTATATCGCCAGTCTGGAAGCACGTGCAGCGATCGAAGATATCGAACTGTAATCACTGCCCCGACCACGGGCATAAACTGGCGGAGGGCGGAAAACAAGAACAATTCAGCCTGTGGGTACGGCGTTCTTATTTGTAAAATCAGCATCTGAGCGATCAGGTGCTATTTTTATACCCAAATCACGAAAGGACTGATTCAAATGGCAGACGAAACAGGCAGCCAGAACACGCCGCAGGGTGGTACACAGCCGCCGGCTATCGACTACGGCAAGATCGAGGACATGATCCACAAAGGCACCCAGCAGCGGGAATCCGCAATTCTGGAGGGCTACTTCAAGCAGCTGGGCATGAGCGGTGAGGAACTCCAGACCGCTGTGCAGGATTTCAAGACCAAGCGTGCCACACAGGCAAAGGAAAAGGAAACCAGTTACCAGAACGCCCAGCAGGAGATCACCCGGCTGAAAGCACAGGTACTGGAAAATGACATTCGCAGCAAGGCAAGCGACATTGCCGCCGATCTGGGCGTAGACCGCAAGTCGCTGCCGTACCTGCTCCGTATGGCAGATATGACCAGTGCCGCCGACAGCAAGGGCGTAATCTCCGAAGAGAACATCAAGAAGGCTCTGGAAAAGGTGCTGACTGATGTGCCGGCGCTGAAAGGCAGTACCCAGCAGAACAGCGGCTTTATGCAGATCGGCGGCTCCGGCGGCAGCAATGACCCCACCGCCGCACAGAATGAAATGCTCTCCAACATCTTCGGCACGAACCGAAAGAAAGGCAGGAACTAACTATGGCAGAACTGAAATACGCTGACATTTTCAGTCAGCACATCATTGATATGTACGCTGTAGAACTGAAATCCAACGGGCTGTTCCAGTCCAACAGTGATATTCAGATCGTAAACGGCAAGCAGCTGAAACTCCCGAAACTGACCGTCAGCGGCTATCAGGACCACAACCGCACCACTGCCGGTTTCAACGCCGGCTCCTATGACAACGACTACGAAGTCAAGGTGCTGGATCACGACCGTGACATTGAATTTGCCGTTGATCCCATGGACGTGGACGAAACCAACATGACCGTTTCCATCGCCAACATTCAGAAGCGGTTTGAGATCACGCAGGCGATTCCGGAGCTGGACTGCTACACATTCAGCAAGATCTTCACCGAGGCACAGCGTGTGAGTGCATCGGTAGAAACCACTGCACTGACCGCAGACAACGTGCTGGAGGACTTCGACAACAAGGTACAGCTGCTGGAAGATGCCGGCGTACCTATGGATCGCATGGAGATGTATGTGACGCCGGCATACAACAAGCTGCTGAAACAGGCATTCCAGCGGCAGTATCCCAACGGCACCGGCGTGATCGACCGCCGTGTTCACTCCATTGACGACATCGGCACGATCATTGTTGTGCCGTCTGCACGGCTGAAAACCAAGTTCAACTTTACCAACGGCTGTGCGGCAGATGAAACCGCCGGACAGATCAACTACATTCTCATTGATCCGGAGGCACAGGTTTCCCGTGTGAAGTACAGCTACATCAATGTATTCACACCGGGACACGATTCCAGAACGGCAGACAACTACATCTACCAGAACCGCCGGTTCAACGGCACTTTTGCACTGGACGCACTGCTGAAAGCCGGCTGTGCCATCAACTATACCGCCCATGAGTGAGGTGATACCCGATGAAAGCAAGCAAGGACAACAAGGTCTATACCATTACTGAGGCGGAGAAAGCTGCCTATCTGGACAGAGGTTATGCTGTGATGCTGGACGACGGCACCGTAGAAGTGCCGGCATCTGCTACGGTACCAGAGGCGGAATACCGCCGTCTGGCAGCGGAAAATGCCAGCCTGAAAGCCAAGCTCCGGAAGGCACAGGCAGAAAAGGACGCCGAGCTCCGGAAGGCACAGGCAGAAAAGGACGGCAAGTGATGTACGCCGGTTACGAGTATTATAGCGGAACTTACGGCGGAACAGTACCGGAACCGGACATTCTGCCACGGCTGCGGCAGGCTGCCCGTGACGTGGATACGCTGACCTTTGGCAGAATCCATGCCGTAGGACTGGAGAACCTGTCCACATATCAGCAGGAGATCATACAGGAGTGCTGCTGTCAGCTGGCGGAGTTTGCCCACGAGAACGCCGACGTGCTGGAAAGCATCGTGTCCGGCTACTCTATCAACGGGGCAAGTCTGACTCTCAGCGGCAGCAGTACGGCAGTGGAAACTGTCAGCGGCATCTGCCTGCCACGGGCGGTGTACCGGAATCTCTGTCAGACAGGGCTTTGCTGCCGGAGCGAAACGAGGTGGCGTGATGCGATACCCTAAACTGGTACGCTGTGCGAAAACGCCCGTTCACGTGACCATAACAGCCGAGGGGATCAACGCTTTCGGCGAACGGGAAACCATTCTGGACGGGGACTTCCTGTGCAACTGGCAGGACAAATCACAGGTGAAATACACCAGCAAGGACACCGCTGTCACGGTATCCGGCAGTGCTTACATTGACGGGGATATTCAGCCGGCAGCGGGGAATCTCACAGGAGGTACGGTGACGATATTCGGCGAACAGCGGAGCATCTACGCCGTCAGCAAGTGCCGGAATCCGGACGGTACGGTGAACTACACGAGGGTTGATGTGCTATGAGCAAGATCAAAGTCAACTGGAATTTCGGGGCAGTACGGCAGGTGGAACAGGCAGTGGCAACGGCTCTGGAACAGACCGCACAGGCGGTGATTACCGATGTGGTAGACGAACAGGTCATGCCGATGGACACCGGTACGCTGCAAAACAGTTCTACTTTTGTAGAAACTTCGGAGAGCAGCACTGGGGTAGTCGGAATCATTTCTGACACGCCTTACGCACGCCGCCTGTACTATCACCCCGAATACAACTTCCGGACATCGGAGAACAAAAACGCCGGTGGCAAGTGGTTTCAGCCGTGGATCGACGGCGACAAGAAAGAGTTTGCCGCCGATGCTTTCGCAAAGCTGCTCCGGCAGAATCTCAAATAGGAGGCGGAACGACATGATGACCAGCGAATCCGTGCTGGCATGGCTGCAAACGCTGCCGGTCAGAGCGGACAACTATTACTGCGGCATCTTAGACCGCAAAAAGGAAAAGTCCTTCGGCGTGTATCAGCTGTCACGCCGGAAGAATGAAACCGCTGTCGGCGGACGGGATCCCACCAGGACCCGCACCCACGGCGTGTCCCTGCTGGTGCATTGGAACCACAGCACACGCCAGACACAGAACGCTGCCATTGCCCTGTATGAGGCGATCGCAGCGGCAGGAACGGCACAGGTGGGCAGCTGCCGTGCCGTGTATTTTCAGATGCAGCAGAACGAACCCATTGACGTGGGAACGGACGACAACGGCATCTGCGAATATGTGATTGAATTTGTTATCTACTATGAGGAGGAAACAGCATGAGCACTGTAACAGGGGTATATCCCGTTTTCAACAACGTATTCAAGCTGGGTGCAGACAAGACTTCTGCCAAAACCGTTGCCGACATGGAATCGTTCAGCATCGCCATTGACGGCAATGTGGAGGAGTGGACGCCTATGGAGCAGGAGGGCTGGAAACGCCGTCTGAAAACCGGCTGCGGCATCACCATTTCCCTGAAAGGCAAGCGGAACGTAGGCGATACCGGCAACGACTTTGCAGCAGGTCTGGCATACAAGACCGGACAGGAATCCGAGGCGTATTTCGAGTGGGTGATGCCGGACGGCACGACGATCGCCATGGAAAACGCTGTCGTCAACGTGACTGCCGGCGGCGGTGATTCCATCAATGTAGAGCCGCTGGAATTTTCCGTCATGAGTAACGGCAAGCCCAACATCACTACCACAGGAGAATAAGGAGGAAATAACAATGGCAACCGTACTGGATATTACAAGCAAATTGCAGAAGGAAGAAAAGGTGTTGAAGATCGGGGAACAGGAGTTCCATATCGACGACACCAAGAACACTGTCATGAAAGCCATGGCGGCAATAGAATCCACGGAGGAAGGCGGTACAGCCGGATTCTCGGCGATCGACAAGGCACTGGAAATCCTCATCGGCAAAGAGGGCGTGAGAAAGCTGGACAGCATGGACTTGAACTTCAAGGGTTATCAGAATGTGTTTATTGCAGTGATGTCCCTTGCTTCCGGCACGTCCTACGAGGAAGCGGAGCAGCGATTTCAGAACGCCGGCGCATGATGATCCGTACTATGATCTGATCTATGACTACGAACTGATCGAGGCATCTTTTGCCCAGCAGTACGGCATTCGGCTGCGGCTGGAAACGGAAATGTGCTGGTCAGAGTTTCTGACACTGCTGTCCGGACTGAACGGAGAAACGCCCCTGGGAAACGTGGTGCGTATCCGGTCAGAAACGGATATGGAAGTGCTGAAAGCGTTCACGCCGGAGCAGAACCGTATCCGTTCCGACTGGCAGCGGCGGCAGGCAGCGGAAACACTGCGGCACTTCGATCGGGAATCTTACGAGAAGTCCATGCAGCAGCTGTCGGCAATGTTCCGGACAATGGCGAAGATAGAGTGAAAGGAGGTGCAGCAGAATGGGGACGAGAGTTGGTACGATCGATCTGGATCTGGCGTTGCAGTCAGATTCGTTCCGAAAGCAGTTGCAGCAGACTGTAAACCGTGCAGTCAGAAATACCAACCAGCAGCTGGGGCGTGTCGGCAGTGCCGGTTCAGCACTTTCCGGAGCATTCGGCAAGCTGGGAAAGGTCATCGCTGGTGCTTTCGCCGTGTCCAAAATCACGGCATTCGGCAAAGAGTGCCTGTCCCTCGGCTCTGATCTGGCGGAGGTGCAGAACGTCGTAGATGTGACCTTCGGCGGCTTATCCGACAGCGTGGACAAGTTCGCCAAGAATGCCGCCAAACAGTTCGGCTTGTCGGAAACCATGGCGAAGAAGTATGCCGGAACTTACGGCTCTATGGCAGAGGCATTCGGCTTTACACAAAAGCAGGCACTGGATATGTCTGAGGCACTGACAGGGCTGACGGGCGATGTGGCGTCGTTCTACAACATCTCACAGGACGAGGCGTACACCAAGATCAAGTCTGTCTTTTCCGGAGAAACCGAAACGCTGAAAGATCTGGGCGTGGTCATGACGCAAAGTGCACTGGACGCATACGCTCTGTCCAACGGATTCGGCAAGACAACTGCGGAGATGTCCGAGGCGGAGAAAGTGTCACTCCGGTACGCATTTGTGCAGGAGAAGCTTGCCAACGCCCAAGGGGACTACGCCCGTACCTCTGACGGCTGGGCGAACAGTACCCGTACACTGGCACTGCAATTCGACACCTTGAAAGCAGAGCTGGGACAGGGGCTTATCAACGTATTCTCGCCCATTGTGCAATGGCTGAACATCATCGTGGAACGGCTTACCGCAGCGGCGACCAAGTTCAAGGAATTCACCGCAGCGATCATGGGGGTATCCTCAGACACGTCCTCCGGCGTGGGCAGCACGGCAGCCAGCACGGAGGCTCTGAACGACAGCCTCAGCACCACTGAAAGCAACGCCAAAAGTGCTGCAAAGGCGATGCGGGACCTTATGGGGTTTGACGAGATCAACCGGCTCAGCGACAAGTCGGACAGCACAAGCAGCATACCTTCTGCCGGTCAGACACCGGCAAGCACAGCCGACAATTCCAATGACAAGGACAAGACAAACACTCTGGCAGATTCGCTGCAGCATATCAAAAAGCTGTGGGACGACCTGTACGGCGGTTTCAAGAAAGGGCTTACTACACGGCTGAATGCCGGCAACACGTTTCAGGCACTGGACAACATCAAGCAGAAACTCGGGCGTATCAAGGATACACTGAAAGGAATCTTCACAGACAGTGCAGTGGTCAGCAGTGCCAAGAGAATGCTACAGCAGATCGCCACCTACTACGGCTCCATGGTCGGCAATTTCCTCAGCATCGGGGCAAATCTGGGCAATGCTCTTGTCACGGGCATTGCCACGTTTCTGGGACGGAAAGAGGAGTTCCTGAAAAAGAAACTGGCATCGATTTTCCAGTCTACCGGCGACATCTTCGGCAGTCTGACCAGCATCATGAATGACGTGACGGACATCATCAACTATATCCTACAGCTGCCGGAAACGGCACAGGTGGTTGCAGATGTCATTGACATTATCGTTACGCCGTGGGTTACGGGGCTGGACTTGCTGCTGAAATTCGTAAGGGATAACTTCAGCGGTATAGCAGAGGTGATAAACACCAATAAGGAGAACTTCATGCAGATCGGAGAAGATCTGATGCGGTTTTTCTCCACGATCACCGGAGCCGTTTCCGACTTCGTAGACCACGTGAGCCAGAAAGCAGAAGAAGTGTACGACCAGTACATTGCACCGGCGATACAGCGTATCTGGGACGGCATCAACAGCCTTGTGACATTTCTCACAGGCATCTGGCAACAGTATATCTCGCCGTTTCTGGATACCATTGCACAAGGTGTTGCGGAACTGATACACGACCATTTGAAACCTATGGCAGACACGCTGCTGGAAGTGTTCGGGAAAGCAGTAGAACTGATTTCAATTCTGTGGAAACAGTATGCTGAACCGTTTATTGAATGGTGGATCGCCAATGTGGCACCCATTATTATGCCGGTGCTGCGGGAGGTCTGGGCACTGGTGAAGCTGGTAGTAAAAGACGTGATCGACAAGATCGAGAACGTGCTGAAAATACTGAGCGGACTGCTGGATTTCCTGATCGGTGTGTTTACCGGTGACTGGAGCAGGGCGTGGGGCGGCATACAGGAAATATTTGACGGATTTGTGGGAACGTACAAGGACAGTTCCAAAAATCTGGCGGATTTCCTGAAGGAAACATTCGACAACATGGCAACCTCCATTGACCAGATCTTCGGGCGGATTCGGGAAGCCGCACAGGGGCTGTATCTCAAAGTCAAGGAAAAGTTCGAATCCATACAGCAAACCATGTCCGCAGTGTGGGAGAACATCAAAGCGATCTTCTCTGATCCCAAAGCCTACTTTCAAGAGAAGTTTTCCGCGGCGGCAGATGCGGTCAAGTACGCTTTTTCCGGTATCCGGCAGTGGTTCAGTGACCTGTGGGACGATGTGACAGAATCCCTGAAAGCACCGGTAAATTCCATGATCGACATTCTGAACTATCTGATCGGAAAGCTGAACACGCTGAGTTTTGACATACCAGACTGGGTGCCGGAACTGGGCGGCAGAACTTTTGGATTCCAGATACCGGAGATCCCGTATCTGGCGAACGGCGGTTATGTGAAAGCCAATACGCCACGCCTTGCCGTGATCGGCGACAACCGGCGGGAGGGCGAGATCGTCGCACCGGAGAGCAAGATCGCTGAGGCGGTAGCAAAGGCAATGCAGATGGTGCTTGCAAGTTACGGCGGTATGCAGGGCGCCGGTCAGACACAGGATGAAAAAATTCTACAGGCAAACATATGGCTGGACGGCGACTTGCTGGCGAGAAAGCTGTCACGGCTGCAAAAGAAAAACGATTACAGAAGCGGAGGGCTGGCATAATGGCACTGTTAAAGATCAACGGCACAGAACTGCCGGCACCTACCACATACCGCGTACAGTACAGTGACATCGACAGTTCCGACACGGGGCGTGCGGAAAACGGCGTGATGCTGCGGAACCGCATCCGAGCAGGGGTGGTGAAGATCTCCGTCAGCTGGAGCAAGCTGACCCAGACAGAGACCGACCTTGTGCTGGATGCGGTGCGTGGCGTAAGCTGTTCCGTGGAGTACTACGGCGGCAGCACAGCAAAAGAAATGTACGCCGGAGACCGCTCTTTGCAGCTGGTATGCCTGGAAAAAGACGGCGCAAGATTTGATGTCAGCTATAATCTGATTGAATTTTAAGGGATGCCGGGAGGTGAAGTGTATTGCAGCAGGTGTCAAAAGCGTATCTCGACGCCATAAACAAAAGAACCCGATCGGACCGCATCCAGGTGGAAATGATAACAGAAAGCGCAGAAGTACAGTGTGTGCTGAAAGATGAGGACATAGAGGAAGGAACGCTTACCGTATCACGGCAGTGCGTCAACAACGGATACTTCGAGTTTGGCGCTGCATATGCCAGCGAGCTGAAATTCCATACACGAACGGATAAGCTTGTCTGGTCATCCCTGGTGGGCAGATATCTGCGTGTGACTTATGGCTTGCAGCTGTCGGACGGTACGTATGAGGAGGTTCCGGTCGGGGTGTTCCGCATTACAGAATGCAGTTTTTCGAAAGACGGGCTGCGCAGGATCACGGCGTACGACTGTCTGGTGACACTGGACTGGGAGCTGTACTTCCTGTCCACTTCCGGAAATTCTCCGTATCAAGTGCTGCAATTTGCGCTGGATATCACCACACAGGTGGAAATTGCATACGGCATGAAAACGCCGAAGGTGACGCTGGGAAACACGAAAGAAGAAATTGAATCGATGCCGAACGGTACACTTCCGCTGCCGACTTCTGACGACATCAAAACACCCAGAGAATGTATATCTGCCGTTGCAGAAATTCTGGGGTGCTTTGTGGAGGCAGACCGTACTGTTCCCAACAAGATCTGGCTGCGCCGATTCCGGACAGACACCGTGTTCCGTGTGATTCCGCCGGACATCCGTTTCAGTTATGATGTAGACATAGACTGGGACCGTCCGTGCGATGTGTCCACCCAGATTCGCTATCTGGATGACGGCAGCGAAAGGACATCTTCCTACACCTATACTGCCAAAGGAGACGGGGAGTTTTTCCTCACCGGCGGCTATCGCATGATCCTGGATAACAAGATCTTGAATCTGATGGGTGAGACAAACGCCAAGAAAGCAGCAGACAATCTTGCGGCAGAGCTGACACGTATCAACCAGAAAGAATATCTCCCCGTCAGCTTTGCATTTTTCGGAGACCCGTCACTGGACCCGGGGAATATGGTGACTTGCGCCTATAACGGGACAGAACATCCCACGCTGATCGGTTCCACCGTGTGGAACTACCGCAACACCGAAAATGTGACGGCAATCAGCGGCAACAAGACAACGGATATCAGCCAGTCCAAGTCGGGCTTGAAAAATGAAACATCTTCCGGCGCATCTGAGGAGAAAGGTGCATCTGCCATGCGGTATTACACTTACGGCAACGCAGAACGCATTGCGATTGCAGACGGCAGCATGGCAGATATTGCAGCGATACGGGTACTGTCCTATCGTGCAACAACCATCGTGTTCCATGCGGAAATCCGGCTGGATGTCAGTACAACGGAGATAATTGCCGATGATCTGTACACTTGTACAGACGGAATACTGACTGCTGCATATTTTGCAGGGTCTGTGGAGATCGGGAAAGTACGGCCGCAGTGGACGTTACAGGATGGGGTGCATACGCTTCATCTGTTTTACAGTTTCGGCATGACCGGCTATGCCGCAGTGGAATTCCACGTCAGACTGTACGCCAAAGGCTGCTCCGTTGACATTCCGGCGCAATGTGTGCAGGCGGTGCTGGAGGGTACATATCTGGCAGGAGAAGAGGCGTGGGACGGTTTGATCGATCTGAACGATACCGTCAAGGTATCCGTGGGCAGCGCCGCAGTCAATGTCAGCACGATCACGGACACGGCGCAGATCCAGGCGGCAGAGGTGATGCACCAGGGCTGTGCGGATACTGTGGCGGTAAATGTGCAGGGGGATGCGGTTACGGTTTCCGGCTTTTCGGAGACCATGCAGCATGATATTGCAGAGGAGGAAACAACATGATGAAAGGCAAGACAGAGATTCTGCTGACGGATGTGCATACCGGGAAAACGAAAAAAATCCTGGAACACAATATGATGACAAATGCACTGAACGACATTTTCCGGCAGGAAGGCTATATGCGCAATGCAGCTACAATGTTCGGAGAGAATTTTCAGCCGCTGTATGCGAAAATGTTGGGCGGTGTCCTGTTGTTTGACAAGCCGCTGGAAGAAAATGCGGCAAATTATTTTGCCCCTGCCGGGACCAATCTGACAGCGTGCGGCGTATATGGTGTGAAAAATACCACAGGCGACACCCTGCGTGGGGACTATAACAGCGATGAGTCTTATCTGGACACCAGGACAAAGACCATGAAGTACGTCTACGACTTTCCGACGTCGAAAGGAAACGGCACCATTGCCAGCGTGTGTCTGACCAGCGCCAACGGCGGCTACAGCAGTTACGGTGCAGAAACAAACGGCGGCACGGGGCAGACGGCGGCGCATTTTTTGGAAACAGGAGCGTCAAGAACTTTTGCGTCAATCAGCGGTGAATATGCCTTTGCTGTGGATTACCAGAATGATGTTATTTACACGTTTACGCCAAGCATCGTAAGTTCTCAGCTACAGTCTGTAACGATCCGAAAGCGGCGTGCGCATCTGAAAACACTGCCGGTGACATATTCCGCATTCGCTGCGGGAGAAGTGTTGGAATCAAAGATTGTGCAGCTCAGTTCCATTTCTTCGTTTTATGTGTGGAACTATGATACAACTGCAAATACACTCTATTTCATAACGAACAACGGCTATTCTGAAATCCAAAACGGCAGAGAATTCTACATTGCTGCGATTCCGATAGGCACAATGATTGCCAGAACATATAATATTACAAACCGCACCGGTGTGTCACTTAGTTACAGTACCGGCGGTGTGTACGGCGGATACTTGTATATAGGCGGTTATAGCAGTAGCCAAAAGAATTACAAGATCAATCTGGAAAGCGATACAGACTATGCACAGCTTTCCGGTGTTAACACGACATTGGATTTTAACCGGTGCTGTTTTTGGAATCACGGGCGTATTTTTGCAAATTGCGGCGGTTTGAATTCCTGGAACTATCAGCTTGCGGCTGTAGATCCAGCGACCAATGAAGCGAAATATACGCAAAACTATCTTCACGACAGTAAAGGTAATACAAAGAAGTGGGTTGCTGTAACCGGCAGCAATGTTGCATTTGCGGTGATAAATGACGGGAACAATTTCCTTGTCCCGTGCAATTATCTTGCGACTATCAACAACCTGTCATCTGCGGTAACAAAGACGGAAACGCAGACCATGAAAGTAATCTACACCATAACGGAGGTGTGATATGCGTATCCAGTACAATGGAAAAAGCAAGATCTTGATACGGTTGACTGAACTGGTCAATCAAAAAGCGGATGCCGAAGATATGGAACAGACCGCCGCCGACCTGCAAAAAGAGATCGATGAGAAAGCCGACAAATCCGCCATCCCGACTGTAGGAGACGGCGTGCTGTCTATGCAGCGTAACGGCAAGATCGTGGGGACATTTTCCGCAAATGCGGCAGAAAATGAGGCTATCAATATTCCCGTGCCGGAGAAGGTATCCGAACTGGAAAACGATGCAGGCTACGGAACATACACCAAGCCCTCTACAGGTATTCCCAAGAGCGACCTTGCAAGCGGTGTGCAGGCAAGTCTGAGTAAGGCGGACACGGCACTGCAAAAGCATCAAGATATTTCCGGAAAGGTTGATAATACTGCGGCAGGGGCAGATTCACTGCTATCAAAAATAACAAATAGCTGGACTGCAGCTCCTACAGATAATACATATTTCATTAGACAAGATACGTCAAGTAAAAATGAATTTGGTCGAGTTAAATTTTCTACTTTATGGAGCTATATAAAGTCAAAAGTTGAATCACTAGGCTATACTAAAAATACTGGTACTATCACAGGCATCAAAATGAATGGTGCAAGCAAGGGTACTAGCGGCGTAGTTGATCTGGGTACGGTTATCACAGCACATCAAGATATTAGCGGCAAGCAAGACAAGTCCACGGCAGTAACACATAGTGCAAACACGGCGGGTGGTTCTGCTACAAAACCTGTTTATATTGCTGCGAACGGTGCTGCTACAGCTATAACCCATTCTATCAATTCCGATGTCCCTGAGAATGCGAAGTTCACTGATACCACCTACAACGATGCCACACAGTCTGCACATGGTCTGATGACTGCGGCGGATAAGAAAAAGTTGGACGGTATCGCTGCTGGTGCAACTAAGGTCGCGGTAGACAGTGCCTTGTCTGCTACCTCCACAAATCCGGTGCAGAACAAAGCTGTAAAAGCCGCACTGGACAGCAAGTCAGCATCTGGTCATACACATGCGATGATAACAAACAGCGCTCTTTGGGTAAGCGGTGCCAACAACACTGCAAAATGGGTTAAGCTAGGCACGCTGGTATCCTCCGGTAATTTTAGCAATGCCGTGATACGTGTATGGAGCGGTGACGGAGCAAATGGTCGTGCGAACCAGAACGCTTCTTTTGAAGTTCAGATCAAGGACGGATGGCAATCCACAGAATCGGCGACAAAAGCGTGTGGCGTTACGGTCTATCGCATCGGCTGTAGTAGTGTCAAAGTCAAAGTGATACCTACAGCACATGACACATATACCGTTTGGGCGTATATGCCTTGGGGGTACTGGAACGGAAATTACGCCGTATACGGTAAGTATAAGTCTTGGACATCTCAGCAGCTGATACAGTCTGAGGAACCGGAAGGAACAGGTGCTAGCACAGCATACTATGACCAGGCATTTCTGACCAGCACCGTAGCCGCCGCCAAAACCCTCACCGACTCCGGCTGGGTAGCCATGACCGTAGAGGGCTATGCCAAATCCGGCACTGTCAAGTATCGCACCTACGGCAAACAGATCACGATAACCGGAAGTGTTGTCTTAAAGAACGATATTGCTACCTCATATCCAGCATCGCAGTACATCGCTTCAACGACCTTTGACTTTTCCAAAATTGTTGGCTGTTCCGGTGTAGGGCGGTCATCGTCTGGAGTGGGGGCATATGTTGCCGTAGAAAACTACAACGGAGATAACCTTGTATACGTGTATGCTCTTGGCAGTAAAATCGCCGCTGGTTCTACGCTGTATTTTACGATCACTGGATTTATTGACTGACTAGGAGAAAACTATGAAAGAAACCATTTGTACCATCGTCGGCGTTGTTGGCAGCGCTATTGCCGGGCTGTTCGGCGGCTGGGACACGTCTCTGGTCACGCTGCTGCTGTTCATGGGCATAGACTATATCACAGGGCTTGCCGTGGCAGCTTGCGGCAGATCTCCGAAATCCGACACCGGCAGGCTGTCCAGCAAGATCGGCTGGCGTGGTCCGGCAAAGAAATGCGTCTCCCTGCTGCTGGTTCTGGTGGCGGTGCGTCTGGATATCACGCTTGGCACATCGTACATCAGAGATGCGGTCTGCATCGCATTTGTCGCAAACGAGCTGCTGTCGATCACAGAGAACGCAGGGCTGCTGGGCGTACCGCTGCCGACAGTTATTACGAAAGCAATCGAACTGTTACAATCGAAAGGGAAAGGTGAATGAGTATGAAAGGAATCGATGTATCGAAGCATCAAGGCAATGTGAACTGGTCGCACGTCAAGGCAGACGGCGTAAAGTTTGCCATTATCCGTGCGGGCTACGGCAAGCAGGCATCGCAGAAAGACACGCAGTTTGAAAACAATTACACCGGCTGCAAGTCCAACGGTGTGCCAGTTGGCGTGTACTGGTATTCTTACGCAACCACGCCGGCAGAGGCAAAGCAGGAAGCTGCTGTTTGCCTGAGCGTTATCAAGGGCAAAACATTTGAGTATCCTGTCTATTTTGACATCGAGGAGCCAAGTGTGCTTGCAAAGGGCAAGGCAGTCTGCACCGCCATTGCAAAGGCGTTCCTTGAAGCTGTAGAACAGGCGGGCTATTTTGTGGGGATTTACTCCAGCAAGGTACATTTGGAAAACTGCATCACAGAAGAGTTGCGGGCACGGTATGCTGTCTGGGTGGCACACTACGGCGTGGATAAGACCACCTACCACGGACAGCACGGCATCTGGCAGAAGTCCAGCACGGGCAAGGTCTATGGTATCTCCGGCAATGTGGACGTGAACGAGTGCTATGTAGATTATCCGGCAGCTATCAAGAAAAAGGGGCTGAACGGGTTCAAGGCCGCCCAGACCGCAACAACAGCGAAGCCAGCACAAGCGAAGTCTTGGAAGAAAGGCCAGGCGGTGCACATCGGCAGCAATGTACCACTGTTCGCCAACGAAACTACTACCACACCCGCTGCCCGACTGACCGCCGGAACGTACTACATCTACGACGGCGTGCCTTGTAAGCTGGGACGGTATCGTGTTACTACTACGGCGGCTTCCTGCGGTAAAAAGCCGGCGGGGAAGTATGTCACGGGGTATGCGTCTTGGGATAATTTCAAGTAATACAGAAATGATGGCCCGATGTAAATAACGAAAAACCGGCAGTACAGCAGGAGAATTCCTGGGGTGTACTGCCGGGGAGTTGCTATGACAACAGTATTTGTGTATCCTCTGAATATTTTAGTCGTGTCAATTAAAATAGAATAACACTTTTGAACACATAATATGCAACAAACAATGTATTTGGAAAAATCAACTTTGATTTTATGGCTTGATCCTTGCTTTGTGCAAAAACATAGCATAGTGTAGTGCTTGGCTTAATCAGTTAAGACATCACTTTATTTTATTGGGCAAATTAGAATGTAAAAGTAGATGCTGTTGTTGTGCTTTTTTGCAAAAGAATATTGACAATTAAATTCAGTTTTGGTATAATAGAAAAAAAGCTTTTAGTTTAGAAAAGGAAAATAAAATGAACAATAAAATTAACTGCAAACTAATCTTTTGCGATACTGTGAAAAGTGAACCTACGCCTAATGGAGTCCAAAATTCGCTTGTTGGTGTAATTCAGGCTATCGAACCGGTTAATATTCCAGGGAATTTCACGTTTACTGTAGCTTGCTTTCTGTCTGGCATAGATGCTACCAAAAATAACGTGTTGAAAGCAAGGTGGATAGATCCACATTCCAATAGCACAGTAGTATTTGATAACGTTTTATTGCCGGCTATTAATCAACCGAATTCTAGGTGTGGTCTTTTAAACGCTCAAATTAATTTAGAATTTAGAAATATTGTGCTTTCTCTTGAAGGAAATTATACAGTGGAAGTTGATATCAATGATGAGTTAGTAGCCAAGGACTCAATACCCGTTGTGAAGAAGAGTGATTAAAATGAATGTGATAGTGAGTAGTTTAGCAGTATCACTTGCTTTGTCATCATGTGTGAATAGCCAATATATCACAACACAGAAAAATGATAATACAATTAAGTATAGCTATTATGGAAATTTATCAATTGATGAGTTATATAACAACAAACAAGGTGGTTGTATAAAGTTATCTTCAACAGCATATGCTTTTAATAAAAATACTGTTGAGGTTAGAAATATGGCAATGGATAATCGTTGGCAACATATTTACAGTAAAAATATAAAAAAGCTTCGATATATGAAATGCTTAGAAGATAATTGGGAAGATGGTGCAAAGTGTTTCTCAAATACTTTAATTGATAAAGTTATCGCTTTAATAGGTAAGTTTACGTATTTTCAACCTAACGTGTTTCCTAAATATGATTCAAGAATTCAACTGGAATTTTATGATAAGGACGAGCGATATTTACAATTGGTATTATCAGAAAACACTTGCGAACTTTATTATACAGATGGTATAAATTTTGATAATGATATGTTTGATGAATTTAAATATGATGAAACGTATATCGAAGTTTGTGTAAGTAAGTTTTACGGGAATAATTTGTATGAAAGAACAATTAGAGGAACAAGCTATTAAGCCATTTAACGAACCGTCAGAAAAGGTTTTTAGGGCCGTTAAACCAGCGGAACTATATTGGGAATCTGATAATCGTGTAACGTCTGCGGTATTTGATTTAAGAATTAATGAGGATTCCCTTTCATTTGATAGAGCTGATGGTCGAGAAGATGAAGAAGCCTGCATTGCGATGCACAAAAAATTAGTTGGAAAAATAATGAGTCTGCGTGTGGAGCAATGCGACACAAAAAATACTGACTTAAAACACATTCCATCGAAAGGAAATCCATATCATTCAGGGCTTTCATATTTAACTTCAGATAAGAAAATTATTGAAAGAACAAAGCACCTTCTTGCACGCAAAGCATTTGTAGAACCATATTAGATAAGACAGGCACAAAATTTTCTACTTGTATACTGTTTTGATGAAATATATAGTTGTACATAGGATAGTTTGACGGCTCCCGCAACCATAACCGCACTGCACAAATGATACAATTGTGCAGTGCTTTCTTTTTGAAAAAATGCCGAAAATGCGTGGCTTTTTCGGTTTTATCAAGCAAAAACAGCCTGCTGGGAAAATGCTTCCCAGCAGGCTGTTTGCGTTTCTGAAACAATAAAAAAACGATAGGGTAAAATAAAACGGTAGGTCGGGGTTATCGTTTTATTGTTAAATTGGCGGTATTTCTGCACTTTTTCTTTGTGTACTTATCATTCGCTATATGATGAGTAATCTAATGTGTCATCGAATGATTCTATGTCTGTTTCTGGCGTTATTTTCGAGCAGTATCGCTTCCCTGCCCGTTTCTTTTCTCCATTTTCGTCTATTACTACATTACTTCTTCGTTGCCGTTCGGATTGGACTGCATCAAAAATTTCTTTTGATATGATCTCAGGGTGCAGCTGCTCTGCAAGATACTGATCTTTCTCTCCACAGTTGTTTCTCCGCTTTCGATTTGGGAATCCATCTGTATAGGTCTTTTTCAGCAGCACATTTCCGATATACTTTTCATTGGTTAGAATTTTTACAACTGTCTGTGTGCACCATTTTTTCTTTCCTGATGGCGTTTGAATTTGCCGATTCTCCAGTTCTTTTATGATAGAAAGAATACTTCCGCCACGAAGATATAAATCAAAAATCAAACGAACAACTTCTGCTTCTTCCGGACAGATTTCTAAAGTGCCGTTCTCATTCTTTCTGTATCCAAAGCATCTTCTGTTGTAAAGAAGCGATGTTCCATTTTGCATTCGCTTTTCAATGCCCCATCGAATATTCTCACTGCGGTTATAGCTTTCTTCCTGTGCGTAGGCTTCAATTAAAGTGACAAGAAATTCACTTTCACATTTTGAAGT